TGATGTAACAGATAGTGATGGGTGGTATTGGGAATCCTGTGATGTTGTAGATGGTAGTCAAATTGGTGGAATAACTGAAGATAATGCAGTAATACCAAGTGGTAGTGATGTTGGTTTTACTGGAGCAAGAGGTTCAAATTCAGTTAATACTAATTATTGGTATAAATTAGATGGCACAACCTATGCTTCAACTTCTCTTGGTGTTAACAGTAATGCTGGGGATATAGCACAGTTTTGTGTTAAAAATGGAAAACTATTTATAGGAGTGAATGGTACTTATGTTCTTTCTGGTAATCCAGCAACTGAAGCTAATCCATTATTTACTGGTTTAACTGGAATATTTATGCCATTTGGTGGATTGTATTCTGGAGCAAGTTATAACACAGTTTATAATTTTGGACAAGATGGCACTTTTGCTGGTAATAAAACAGCACAAGGTAATACAGATGCTAATGGTCATGGTAACTTTTTTTATGCACCACCATCTGGTGCGAAAGCATTGTGTTCAAGAAGTTTAGGGAGTTAATATGGCAGAACCAACAATAAAAAATGGCGAGGAACAGTTCTTTTGCACTTTATACGAAGGGAATGGGGGAGGACAGAGAGTCGGTAAGTTCGTACCTTTTACAGATAGTGGTACGATTGCTAATAGTTGCATATTTAATGATGCTGATAATGCTTATTTATCAAGAACAAATGATGCTGGAGATAGAGATACATTTACTATTTCTGTTTGGGTTAAAAGATGTACTTTAGGTGCAGTTCAACATATCTTTGATACTTATGATGGTTCATCAAGTAATGATGGATATATAAGATTTAATGCTGATAATACAATTTCTTTAAGACTTGGAAGCCCTTCAAATATGCTTTACACAACAAATCAAACATTTGAAGGTACGAGTAAATGGTATCATATTATGTTATCTGTGAACACCAATGATTCAACTGCTGGAGATAGAGCAAAACTTTATGTTGACGGAGATAGAATTACTTCATTTTCTACACAAACAAATGCTGGTTCTGGTGATAACACTCAATTTAATTATAGTTCAGCAACATTTAGTATAGGTAGCACGACAAATGGTAGTTATGATTTAGATGGCTACCTCGCAGAATTTAATCAAGTAGATGGGCAGGCATTACTCCCAGCATCTTTTGGCGAAACTGACACATCAACTGGGAGGTGGGTTCCGTCAACAGTAAAACCATATCCCACAACAACAACATCAATTGCAGTTACAGTAGTAAGTAGTGGGGGAAATAAATATGCCCTTGATGGAGTTACACAAGGCACAGTCACTTTAATTGAGGGTGCTACATATAAATTTGACCAGAGTGATTCCTCCAACTCTGGTCACCCATTAAGATTTTCTACGACTTCTGATGGCACTCATAATTCTGGAACTGAATTTACAAGTGGAGTGACAACAGCTGGTACTCCTGGATCTAGTGGTGCTTATACAGAAATCACAGTACCAACAGGAACAGCAACATTATATTATTATTGTTCTAGTCATTCTGGAATGGGAGGTCAAGCTAATACTCAAGACCAATATGGCACAAATGGATTTAGACTAAAGTTTCAAGATTCTTCTTCACTTGGTGATGATACCAGTGGAAATACGAATGATTTCACAGCTACAAATTTAGCTAGTACGGATCAAACCACTGATAGCCCTACCCAAAACTTTAACACATTTGGTTCTTTTGCTTCTGGTACATCTGCATCTGAAGGTAATTTAACAATTAGCACAGGAACAACTAATGGAGATACACAATGTGTAGCACAAGCTGGATTTGGTGTAGCAACTGGTAAATGGTATTGGGAAGCAAAAATTACAACAGTCGGTGCTGGATTATATGGTTGGAAAGATGATGCAAATGCTGGTGGTTCACAAGCAGTAAATACATCTAGTAATGGAACTCATAGCACTAATAATAGTGCTGGTATGTTATCAACTGGATCATCTGGTTCTTTTTCTTCTGGTTCGTGGTTTATAGATGGAGGTTATGGAGATGAAGTAAATTACACAACAGTTTCAACAAATGATGTTTTAATGTTTGCGATAGATTTAGATACTGGTAAAGGATATTGTGGTAAGAATGGAACTTGGTTTAATAGTGCTAATCCAGCAAATGGTACTGGTGATATTGGTGGATGTCATTTTGCTAATGGTATAAATAAATTCTATCCAATGGCAAGAAGATTAGATTCAAATAGTGTTGCAGAGTATAATTTTGGACAAAGGAGTTTTGCACATACTCCACCGACAGGATTTTCTGCATTACAACAAGACAATATGCCAGAAACAGCCAAAGGCATAGCTGGTTTAACTTGGATTAAAGATAGAGATGCTACTAAAAATCATAATTTATTTGACTCAAATAGAGGTAAACAAAAAGAACTTCGTTCAAACTCTACTGATGAAGAATTTACTAATGCTGATACATTACAAAAATTTTTAAAGGGTGGATTTTCAATAGAAGATGGCACAAGTGTTAATAATAGTGGTGATTCTTTTGTTAGCTGGAACTGGGTAGCAAATGGAGGAACGACAAGTTCAAATAGTGATGGAAATGTGACTTGTACTTTACAAGTAAATGATACTGCAAAATTTTCTATACAAACTTGGACAAATACTGGTGCTGGAACAAAAACTATTGGACATGGACTAGGTGTAAAACCAGGATTTATAATTCAAAAAAGATTAGATACAACAAGTAACTGGTTTACTTACCATCATTCATTAAGTGGTAATGGTGATTATTTACATTTAAACAATACAGATGCTCAACAAAATGGTAGTGATTTTGCAAATACAGAACCTACTTCTAGTGTTTTTTCATCTAATGCCTCTGGATCAGATTCTGCAACATTTGTTAGTTATTGTTTTGCAGAGGTTGATGGGTTTAGTAAATTTGGAAAATATACTGGAAATGGCAATGCAGATGGCACATATGTGTATACAGGATTCAGACCAGCTTGGATTATGGTAAAAGAAATAGGTACTAGTAGTTATGATTGGCAAATATGGGATACAAAAAGAAGTCCAATTAATCCAAGTACAAATCAAGCATTATTTCCAAATGGAACTACTGCTGAAGGTGGAACATCAACACTTGATATATTATCTAATGGTTGGAAATGGAGAAGTAATGCAGCTTGGCTAAACAATAGTGGTAATACATATATTTATATGGCATTTGCTGAACACCCATTTGTAGGTGATGGCACAAACCCAGTTACTGCTAGATAGAATTGAATAAATATGTTATATAAAATTAAGGAGTTATAAATGTGGGCAATCGTAAAAGCAAGTAAAGTAATACAATTAGTATCAAGTCCAAAAGCAGTGGTCATTAATGATACTGCACATCCAAAAGAGATTTTTATACATTGGAAAAAAGATGAATTAAAAAAAATAGGTGTTTACCAATTTATTTCAAGTTCACAACCAGATACACGATTTGAAAGTCAAGGTGCTGTTTCTTACACAGTTGATGATAAAGCAGGAACAGTTACAGAAAAAATAACACTTAAAAATAAAAAAATAACCGATACAAATGAAGTTGATGAAAAAGGCGAACCATTATTAGATAAAAATGGTGAACAGGTTGTTACAAAAGGTTTAAAGACGATTTATAAGGAACAAATTAAGAAAACAGCGAAAGCATTATTATCTCCTACAGATTGGATGGTTTGGAGATATGTGGAAGATAATAAAAAAACTATTCCAAGTGCAGTTTCTACCTTTAGGTCAAATGTACGAACAAAAGCCGATGAGATATGCACAGCCATAGATGGGTGTAGTTCTTTAACAAAACTTAAAGAACTTTTTGTTAATACTTATAAAAAAGATGGTTCTATTGATGTTATTGCAAAAATGAATGACTTTCCAAGCAATAAAGATGTGAAGGAGTATGAGAGATGATGCTTACTAAAAACATAATAAAGTTTTCTAATTTTTTAGTCAAAATTCCTAGACAAACAAAAAGAATATGGGATTTATCTGAAAATAGATGGGGCTATAAAAAATGGCAGGGTTAAGTGTTACAACAGCACCAAGTGCAACTCCTATTACACTTGCAGAAGCTAAATCCTTTCTTCGTATAGATACAAGTGATGAGGATGCATTAATTAATACTTTAATTGGTGCGGCAAGAGATTTTGCAGAAGAATATACAGGTAGAACATTAATTAATACAACCTATAAACTTTCTTTAGATGGTTTTATTGAAGACCAAGTTCCTATCAAGGAAGGCTTATATCAAGCCCCATACATGAATTTCTATAAAAGGTATATACCCCTAGCAAGACCCCCACTTTCCTCTGTAACCTCGGTAAAAACCTTTACAGATGATGATACAGAGTCAACCTTTGCTTCTTCTAAATATTATGTAGATACACAGAGAAATCCAGGGCGAATTGTATTAAGAGATGGTGAAACATGGCCTACAGATTTAAGGGTGGCAAATGCTATTGAAATTACTTATGTTGCAGGATATGGCTCTGCTACTTCTGATGTACCACAAGCAATAAAAGTAGGTATGAGAGAACACATTACCTATTTATACGAACATAGAGGAGAGGTAGAACCTAATCTAGCAAACTTTCCTATCTTAGCAAAACAATTATATCAACCTTATAGAGTATTAAGTTTCTCAAACAATCCATTTTCTAATTCTGGAGGGTACTAATGCCTGTTGGTAAAATGCGACATCGCATAAATATCCAAACAATAGCCAGAGTTGCAGACGGAATGGGTGGAAATGCCCATTCATTTTCTACTACTGTTAGTGTGTGGGGTTCTGTTGAACCTATGGTAGGAAATGAAAGGGTAGAGGGTGGGCAAATTGAATCAAGGCAAAGATATAAATTTACCTTGAGATATAATTCTAATTTAACTGTAGATGATAGATTAAATTATGATTCTAAAAATTTTAGGATACTATCTATACAAAAGAAATATGATATTGATAAATATCAAACAGTTATTGCTGAAGAAGGAGTAGCAACATAATGGGTGTAAAAATAGATGTAAAATCTCTCAATCCTAGAGGATATAAAAATTATGGAAACTCTTTGAGAAAACAAATAAAAAATAAAATGAACATTGCTGGAAATCTAGTAAGAAATACAGCTGTGCAATCTATTATGAGTGGTGGAAAATCTGGTAAAGTTTATGAAAAATATAATCCTAGAAGAACTCATAGAAGTAGTGCCGCAGGTCAACCACCAGCATCTGATACTGGTTTTTTAGCTAGTAATATTGCTTTAAAAATAACAGAAGGTGGTATGGTAGCTGAAGTAGAATCAAGAGCCAAATATTCTATATTTTTAGAATTTGGTACACAAAAAATGAAAGCTAGACCTTTTATGTTTCCAGCATTGGAGGAGAATAAACCAAAGATTCGTAGATTGTTTGCAACTACAAAAGGAAAAACAAAATGAGTTTACATTCAAAACAAACACAAATATCAATATTTAATACTCTTAACAATGACTCAACCCTAGATGGATTAGTTGGTAATAATCGTATTTATGATGAAGTGCCACAAGGTAGTGCTTATCCTTATATTGAAATAGGTGATGAAACCACTATTGATGGTGGTGTGAAAGATAAAGATGGACAAGAATTTACACAAACCATTCATATTTGGAGCAGATATCGTGGAAGTAAAGAAATAAAGGAAATAGCAGAGAGAATATATACTTTATTGCATAATAGTGCTATAAGTGTAAGTGGAGCATCATTTGCTAATTGTCGTAATGAATTTTTTACTATATTATTAGATGATGATGGTTTAACCAGACATGGAGTTATGAGATTTCGTGTCGTTGTTTTTGACAGCTAC